CAGTATTAATGGAAATACCATTCTTTTCCGAATAGGCAACCAAATTTTTATGTAGTTCTGGTTGTAATCTTGCTGGAAATCTTACCAATTCCTGTTGTGACATTTATTTAATCTCCTAACGCTTGATATCAAGAGTAATATCACTATAAATTAGTGTCAAGTGATATCAGTTTTGATATCAAAATGAAACGCCCCGAACAATCTTGGCGGATAGCGGGGCGAGTTATCAATTTCCGAACAAGGAAAACTGACATGAATAGTCTTGCACAAATCAACGATACGCAAGTATCAATCATTAACTTCAAATCTGTACCTGTTATCACCACAGCAATGCTAGCTGATTTCTACGGAACTGATGTGAACAATATTCAACAAAACTATATTCGCAATACGGATCGCTTTGTTCAAGGTAAGCACTTCTTTAAACTTGAAGGTGTTGAATTAAAAGAGTTTAAGCAACTGACTGACTCAAAGACGGTCAGTAGGAATTCACGGAATTAACCCTCTGGACAGAACGTGGTGCAGCCCGTCACGCCAAGATGCTCGACACTGACCAAGCTTGGGAAGTATTCGAACAACTTGAAGATTGCTATTTTGTCCGTAAGGAAATTCTAGCTAAGACTCACAAATCAGAACGTGAACCCCTTACTAATGCTGTAAATATGCTTTTGGCTAAAACCAAGCACCTCAACTATAGCGATGCTTATAAATTGGTTCACCAGCGTTTTAACGTACATCACATTGATGAGATTCCTTACGACTCAATTCCTGTAGCCGTAGAGTACGTGCATCATCTGATTGCCCTTTATAGCAATGCTCCAACTCATTTTGAATCCAATGACCCTAATTTGGAAACAAGCGCTAGAAATGTAGCGATACATATGTATTGGGTATGCGCTTGGTGGAAATGTTTTGGTGACTCAATTAGGATGCTAAACCCAACCATGGCAGGACGCATACACGATAATTTTTCGGACGGCGCATTCAGTGCAGGTTTGATTCTAGGACGCGACTACAACAGTCAAGAGCTTAATGCTCACATTCTTAAAGAACTCCCTTACGATCTACGCCCTAGTGATCGGATTGATTACTTCCGTCGTATCCAGTTTAATTGCTAAACCCAAAAAGAAAGCCCCTTTAAGGGGCTTTTAAAGTTTAAGGGATAAGGTCCAATAATTCTTTTTTTACAACAAAAACTTGTCGTTTTTGCTGTTCTGTTAGTGGGCCTACTTCAATTGGTTTAACAGTCAGATATGCCTCAAAAGCATCTTCACACATATCACGTTCACCTGCTTCAGATCGCGCATTATCTTCATCATCCAAAACCCTTACAACATGGTCAATAGAATCTTGGCGAGTCATATGTTTCGCAACTACTAATTCTGCAGCTTTTTCAGCAATCAAATTACGATTATGCTGCTCTATTTCATCATCAAAATCATCAAATTCATTCATTGTTTAATCCTATAATAGGGTTAAATTAACCAACTTCTTGGCTATAAAACAGATAACAATAATTTAACAATAAAGCAATAGATAAAAATTCGAACGATCAAAATACAACCAAAAACTCAATCAATTGTTCATTGTGATATGATGAACCTGATAAAAACACACTTCTTTTCGACAAATTGCAAATAAATTTTTAATTCCAATAAAAATCACGCTCAAACATCTCTTTTAAAATGCTATTTAAATTTTCTTTGAAAACGTCAATCCATTCAATCGATTTGCGTTCTTCTGAAAACAGAAACTTATCTTGCAGGTATATAAATAGTGAATAATTTCGGACAGCATCAAAATCACTAGTTTGCTCTGATAAAATAATTTCTGAAACTTCTTGATTTTTGTTACTAATAACTATATGAGCTGCTCTTAGTAAATTTTTAATTCCTAAATCAGAAACTTCTCGATCTGTTCCAGCACTTTTAAGTGCTTCTACCACTAGCTCTCTTAACGATTTTCCATGATAAAAGATAACGCTTGCTTGAACTAAAGATGCCATTTCCATGAATTGTTTTACGTCCCCATCATGGAACAAAACACTTTCACTATTTTTAGTAAATTCTTTTATTTTAACAAAAGGTGCGACACCCTGATCTAAATCGATGAAATTCATATTAATTCGAATTTAAAATAATTGGTGATTTTATATATCATTTACAACTTTTTTTTTCAATTCTTCACTCATCCAACTGCTTAATATATTTATCCCATCCCTGCTGCTTCGCATTATTCGCAACACGAGTTGCAATTGCATACGATTTGATTTGTTGTCTTTCGATCGCTTGGACTTCTTTTATATATTTTAGAAATGCGCCGTAAGACATATTTAAAACTTCCGACTCACTATGGCCATGCTTAATAAGATATGAAGTCGCATTAAACCAACTGGAATCCTTGCTGCTTTCACCCTTTGGTTCTTTCTTAAAGAAATCCTCATTCACCTGAATGATTTTTAAAATCAGATCTGCAATTGCTTCTGTGTTCTCTAAACGGTCTGTAAAATAATCAGCATCAAGTGTGGTTACCATCGAAAACACACCCATGATTTGAATAATATTTGTTTCAATTAACGGAGTGATCGTTTCTATTGAATAACTTTCTAGCTTTTTAATTGGTTCTGCAAATTGAGCAAAGCGATTTAAGTTCTTTACGTGGATCTGCTTAATCTCAATATTCTGATCAATGAATACATAGGGCAATGATTCATTGTTTAAAAGGAAAAAGTCATTCATAGAAAAAATCCTAAAATACAGGCACGAAAAAAGACGCTGATGCGCCCTTCTGCCTGTATTGTGTTGTTTAAGCTGCTGTCGGAATCGTAACGAGATGACCAAAGTAGCCTAGCGTTGGATCTGCTTCATTTTCAATCACAGATAGCGCCGTGCCTTGAATGTCATATTGACCAAATTCATTGCCATGAATCAAAGGGAACGTTGCTTCAGGTGACTTGGTTGTACGCCACAGGTTTAATGCCATGTGTTCACCAGTTGCTTTATTCGTTCCTTTAAAAAACAAGGCGTATTCAGCACCCAAATCCGATGCAAAAGTTGTATTGGTCACTTCACCTGATGTGTATGTAATCTTTAACGGCATGGTTAAGCTAGTTACATCGGTAATGGTGATGGTTCCAAATTTCGCATCAAGCTTAATCTTATCGTTAGCAACGGTAACAGGTGTACCAGACGTGGAATCTTTAACAGTCACGGCTGATAAGTTATAACCTTTTAACTTGATTTCATCACCTGCAACCACAGTACCAAGATTCTGATCCGTGTGAGTAGTTGACGCAATCGTATGATTATCTGCTGACAAAATATAAGCTAAATTTTCAGCATTAATATCTTCAAGCTTTCCAGAAAACGTAACCTTGACTGCATCATACAAAACCAAGTCGGTTGTGTTATGAATGGTCATACTTTCTTGGTGCTCAATGGTATCTACACCGATGGCAATCTCAAATTCTGGAACGTTGCCGATATGACGCATCGCACCAGCTATACCGTTCGCAATTCTTGATAGATAGAACTTGCCCCGCAAAATAATGTACTTATTTGACATCAGTTTTAACCTCTTTTTGTTTAACTGGTGCTTTCACTTCGACTAACGGCGTTTCAGTTTCAGCCTGTGTTTCTTCTGCTACTTCAACAATAACTTTTGCTTCGAGTAGATCAGCGATCTGTTTCTCACTGAGACCTGCAACAAAGTCATCTTTATTGAATCGCCCCACAGGTTGCAGGGCTTTATATTGTTTATCTGCCATATTAAGCAGCTCCTATAATTTTTGTTGATTCAAAGATCACCGTGTAATAGACAAATGCGGGCCCATAGCCGTCTTTCACATCAACGATTTGCAAAGGATCAATTGAGTTATCTGGTTCCCAACCAGAAAGCAGTTGTATAACCTTATTAAGCAACTCACCTGCCTCATCCGCTAAAGCTGTAATGTCATTCAACTGAGCTTTTGCATTGCGACAAGCCACCGTCACCGACCATTGAAGCCCCAGTAAATTGCTTTTGCCTTTACCCGCATCATCAATCTTGCGTACTCGTACAAAATTAACGTGTGCAGATGGCACAACCTGAGACATTTCCGTCACAGAAACAGAGTTGATTGGTGTATAAATCTGCTTAAACTCTGTAATTTCTTTGAGCTTTTCAGCAATTTCAGCACGTACAGCGAAAAAATTAGCCACTTAAGTGCCTCCCAATGATGTTGAGAATCGACTCATCATCGTCATTGTTAATGCCTAAGAATGATCGTGGTGGGTTCGTTACTTCTTTGACCCTGCGCCAATTGTTACCGACATTAAAAACTAGGTACTGCGCCGTTTTGGGAACGATATGCGCCCCGAAATGAAAAGGGATCGAATATTCTTTATCCGATCCCCACTCTACGCCGTTGGCCAACACATTATGATGCAGCCCTGACAGTAGCTGCCCTGTATCTCGACCTGTTTCACCACCCTGTAACTTTGACCGCCATGACTGCTTC